ATGCAGGCTCTCACATGGTGGCTTAACCCGCGTTACCGCGACAGGGACGCGCTTATTTGCGACGGCGCTGTCAGGTCGGGCAAGACGTTCTGTATGTCGATAGCCTTTGTGATGTGGTTGTCCGCGTGCTTTGACGGTCAAAGCTTCGCAATTTGCGGCAAGACAATCACTTCCGCGAGACGCAACATCATTACTCCGCTTATTCAGACACTTAAAGAGCTAGGTTTTTCGGTCAGTGAAAAGCTCAGTGACAACACTGTCACAGTCTCGTATAACGGCAGAGTAAACAGGATTTATATCTTCGGCGGCAAGGATGAAAGCAGCGCGGCGCTTATTCAGGGAATGACTCTCGCGGGAGTTCTGTTTGACGAGGTCGCGCTTATGCCGAGGTCCTTTGTGGAACAGGCGCTGGCAAGATGTTCTGTTGATGGCAGCAAGTTCTGGTTTAACTGCAATCCCGAGTATCCCTCGCATTGGTTCTACCGCGAATGGATAAAGCGTCAAAAGCAGCGCAAGGCTCTGTATCTGCATTTCACAATGCGCGACAATCCGTCGCTTTCAAAGCGCACAATCGCACGTTATGAGCGAATGTACAGCGGAGCCTTTTATGAGCGTTTCGTGCTGGGCAGATGGGTAGCGGTCTCGGGAGCCGTCTATCCTTTTATGAAGGACAGCTCCTTTGT